CAACTTGCAATTGTCTATAGCCTTGAGTTTAACAGTCGTGGAGTTTTAACAAAACCTATTTTATTAAATAAATTACAACTAGCATCTCAAGCATTTAATGACAACTCTTTTAATCCTGTGGGAACTAGGTTTGGAGTAGACCTGTTTCCATATAAAAAGAATGGAATTTATTTTGACTATAAGTCTAAAAACCCATTTAGCATATATAAAGAAAGTACCCCATATCTATACCTGACAAAAACATCTGGTATTGAAGTTCGTGGTGAAATCAACATTTTAGAAAATCGTGGACTAACCCTACCAATTAATAAAGAATTGGCAACAGACTATAAGGTAAGCGCTATGCAGTTGTGGCTAAGATATGATCAAGATGCATTTCCAGCAACAGCAACAGAAATTTTTGAAATTAATCACAAAAGCGGAACCCTTAAGTTTTACCTACAGGCAAACAGCGCAGACTTAGATAGAGGCAAAGTGTTTGTTTTAAACCAAAACGGCGTTCCATATAATGGTGTTGGGTTTTATTTAAATGGAAGTCTGGTAAGAGAGCCAGTATTATCTCTTAAAGAGTGGTCTTCAATAGGTATAGCATTTTTGACCTCCCTTGTTTATAATTCATATCTTGGAAGCATAAATTTGACGGGACCAATATTATTTAATAACATTGCCTATTATCAGGCAAACAGCCTACAAGAGGTTGAAAGTAGAACATTCAGGCCGTGGTTCCAGGTATTAACAGACGGCATTACAACAAATGACTGGCAGTTCTGGTTTAATAACTTTACTTGGGACGGCATGTTAGTAATAGGATCATCAGAGTTCTATGGTATTAATCCATCAGATATTTATAAAACATATATAGGCACAAATAAAATAATCGTTGATGACGGAGAAGGATTGGTTTATCAGCCTGAAAAATTAAATGTATATTCAGAAGTAGAGTGGTCAACTAACGTATCCACACCAGTATAATCTGCTATACTTGTGGTTATGGAATCTTTAATTAATCCAAAAACTGGTAAACCTTATGTTAAAAATGTACGTCGTCAGGTAATAGATAAGCATTATGACTGGGGTCTTTACGTGTATAAGACATCTAGTGGTAAATGGTTTACAGACGATGAAGGCTCAGTTTTAAATATACCGTCTGATCGTGGAGATCTTACAAAAATTGCAGAGTTAAAAAAGGCTGCAATTCACTACGGAGATGATGGACTTGGCAAGGCTGTGTTTGTTCCAGGGTTAACTCAGGTTAGTGAAGAAGAGTATTCAGAACAAAAAGCAAGATTAAAAGAAGGTTTAATTCCTTCAATGAATGATTTAGGTGCTTGGCATGCAGCACAACAAACATTAGAAAAGCATGGAAGAGGGGCTATGGATGAGTGACGAAGAATATATCCGTGCAAGTATTAATACACAGGAAAGAGAAGATAATGCTTTTAAATCACACGATCCATTTAATAAAAGTTGGGACGTTTTAAAAGATTACGTTGGACTTGATCAAAACTTTCGTCGCAGAACAACTCGCAACTTAACAAAATATGCTGCTCCTGAATTTAATGAAAGATATTTAGATGCAGCAAACGCAACCCCATCTGGAACAAATGCGGGATCAAAACAAATCAATCCTGGCACGGTATATAGAAATGGCTATGGACTATTTGACGTAATTACCCCTCCATATAACATGTATGAATTAGCAAACTTTTATGACACATCATTTGCTAACCATGCTGCTATTGATGCTAAGGTAGAAAACGTTGTAGGTCTTGGATATCGTTTTGATATTTCAGATAGAACGTTATTAAGGTTTGAAATGAACGATGACGCAGAAGCGGTAGAACGTGCTCGCAATCGTATTGAAAGAGCCAAGATTCAACTACGTGACTGGCTAGAAAATTTAAATGATGATGATAGTTTTACAAAAACAATGGAAAAAGTCTATACAGATCTTCAAGCAACAGGTAATGGATTTATTGAAGTTGGTAGAACAACTGCTGGAGAGATTGGCTACCTTGGTCACATTCCTGCAACTACTGTTCGTATACGACGCTTACGTGATGGATTTGTGCAGATTATTGGTCAAAAGGTGGTTTACTTTAGAAACTTTGGAGCAAAGAATGCAAATCCTTTAGGTACAGATCCACGACCTAACGAGATTATTCATCTTAAAGAGTATTCACCCTTAAACACATTTTATGGTATTCCAGACATCATTTCAGCAATGCCATCTCTTATCGGAGATCAACTTGCTTCTCAATATAATATTGACTACTTTGAAAACAAGGCTGTTCCAAGATATGTTGTAACTTTAAAAGGTGCAAAACTATCAGGAGACGCTGAAGATAAGATGTTTAGATTTTTACAAACTGGTCTTAAGGCTCAGTCACACAGAACCCTTTATATACCGCTTCCTGGAGATACAGAGGGCAATAAGGTTGAGTTTAAGATGGAGCCAATTGAAAACGGTATACAAGATGGCTCATTTAAAGAGTATCGTAAACAAAATCGTGATGACATTCTAATTGCCCATCAAGTTCCTATTTCAAAACTGGGTGGTGCAGACTCTGCAGGTATAGCAGCAGCACTTTCTCAAGATCGCACATTTAAAGAGCAAGTATCTCGTCCAGCACAAAGACACCTAGAGAAAATCATAAACAAGGTTGTTAGAGAAAAAACAGATATTCTTGAACTTAAATTTAATGAGTTAACATTAACTGACGAAATTGCACAATCTCAGATTCTTGAAAGATATGTAAAGACTCAGGTTATGACTCCAAATGAGGCTCGTGAAAAGTTAGACTTGCCATTAAGAGCAGATGGAGATGAGCCATTTGTAATGTCACCAAGACAAGCAACTGATGCTAGAGCAAATTTAGCAGGGAATCGTGAAAGAGATTCAGAAAGAACAAATAACAATTCTGATTCACCAACTACAATATCTGGACGTAATGCACAAGGTGAGGGTAGATCGTCTCAATAGTTGAGAAAAGTATATAAACCAGTGCTATAATTATAACGTTATGTTAACAAACAAGGCTCATTGGGAAACTAAAGGCAACAATGTTCGCCTTTCAATGCCCATCGGAAAAGTAGACGTTGAACGCCGTATGGTGTCTGGCTTTGCTACGCTTGATAACGTTGACCGTCAAGGCGACATCGTCACAACAGAATCTAGTGTAGAGGCTTTTAAGAATTTCCGTGGCAATCTTCGTGAAATGCATCAACCAAGTGCTGTAGGAAAAATTGTTTCTTTTAAAGAAGACAAATATTTTGATCCTAGCGATAAAAAGTTTTATAGCGGAGTTTATGTATCTGCTTATGTTTCTAAAGGCGCACAAGATGCTTGGGAAAAAGTTTTAGACGGAACATATACTGGTTTTTCAATTGGTGGAAATATAAAAACTTGGGATGATGCTTATGATGAAAAGATTGATAAAACAATCCGTGTAATTAAAACTTATGAGTTGCACGAACTTTCTCTTGTAGATAATCCAGCAAATCAGTTTGCAAACATACTTTCTATTGAAAAAGTAAATGGCCAAAATGTTGTTGAAGGTTACTTGTCAAAGACAGAAATTGAAAACGTATTCTGGGATTCAGAAAACGGTATTGTTATGGTCTCAGACTCTGATTCAGTAACAAGTCCAGTAACTGGAAACAAAATGCAAAATATTGGTTTTATAGAAAAAAATGATAAAGATAACGCAGAAATGATAAAATTCTTAGTTGATAGTGCTAAAGGCATTAATACAATTAAGATTACTAAGGAGGTAAATCCAATGACAGAATCAACAGAAGCAGTTGTAGAAACTGTAGTTGAAAATGCAGAGGTTGCTCCAGAGGCACAGCCAGCAGAGGTAAATGCAGAAGCAGCAGTTGTTGCAGAAGCAGAAAAAGTTGTTGCAGAAGCAACAGAAACCCCCGCAGTCGCTGAAGAAGCACCAGCAGTTGAAGAACTTGCTGTTGCTAAATCAGATGATGCTAGTGCAGATTCTTCTGTTGCAAAAGCAGCAGTTGAAGTAGAGAATGCAGTGGAAAAATCTATTGCAGATGTTAAAGAAGAAGTTGCCAAGGCAGTTTCAGAAATTAATACTTCTCTTACTAATGCCTTTGGCGATCTTGCTGCAACTATCAAATCTCTTAACGAGAAGGTAACAGCAGTAACAAAGTCTCTTGATGCAGTAACATCAGATGTTAACGGTATTAAGAGCAACTTTAACGAGTTTGGCAAGCGAGTAGATCTTGTAGAGCAAGATACCGCTTTCCGCAAGTCTGGCGATCTAGGCGAGATCGTACAGGAATCACCACAAGTGATTCACAAATCCCTATGGGGCGGTCGTTTCCTCACAAATGCCGACCTATTTAACTAAGGTAAAAATCACTAGGAGGTGAAAAATAATGTCGGAACAAAACACAAATCTAGAAAAA